TGCAACAAGTAATTTTTTAGTTTCCTCACAACTACCATTGTCTACTATTATAATTCGATGTTCTTTTTCATCAACTGTATTAATTAAACTATTTAAAGTTTCTTTTGTATATTTGGTTCTTCCGTTTTCTACTGTGTCATACACAGCCATTGCGATTAATGCCATTATTTTTTTATCTTTATATTAGGTTCATTTTGTTTTACCCATCTAACCATGTTTTTAACTGCATCAAGATTACAAGCAGAACAATCGCCTGAACGTATGCCAGTAACCTCATGGCTCAATGATTTAATTTCTAATAGTTGTTGAGAAGTTCCTACCCAACTTGTTTCGTTATCAAATATTTTTACTAATTCTAAAAGGCTGAATCGGTTATCGCCTTTTTTTTTCATTACAAAATAAATTTCATCAAAGTTTCTCATATCTTGTACATTATTCTTTTTAGTATCATTGAAAAGTAAGCAGCATAACCTGCTATGGCAAATGCTTGTGTGTAGTGAATTAAATCAAATTGAATAGTTATTACACAAATCCAAAAAGATAAACACACATTGCAGTTAAATGGTTTAAAATCTAACCACGTTGGTATTTGTGTTAAACTAAAAAATGCAGTAAAAAGCATTGCTATTCCTATGCAGTAAAATATTAAATCTATCATAACTTTAAAATGCTTTTATATGCTTTGTATCTTGCTTCTGCTATTCTGTCAATATGTTGAACTTGGCAATCTAAATATAATTGTTCGCTTAAATCTTCAATCATATTTGGGTTTTCAATTAACTTAACCATGTGCTTATACCAATCGTTTTTATGCTTAACTACAAGACAATTTTTGCCATGATTTAACATTGGTTCATACGGATGAACATTTGATACTATGCAAGCCTTCTTTTTAAATCCACTTTCAATAAGTTTTAGGTTTGATTTTAGCCTATTGAATCGGTTATCTCTTAAAGGTATAAGTGATACATCTATTTCATCGTAGAACTTTGCGTACTCGTTTATAGTTGTGCTTGGATAGGTTGCAAATTGCCCTTCTTTTGCTTTGCCTTTACAAGACATAACTCCTGCTATTGCCATTGAAGTATCATCGTAATTACTATAACCACCATAAATTACTTGGAATTTATCTTTTAATCTATCTTGAGTGTAAAGTGAGTACAAACCATCGTGCATTAGTAATACATCTTCAAAGTGTGTAATACTACCACTCCAACCGAATTTTACTACATCAAGTTTTCTTTTTGCAAACTTATACTGGTCTTCTTCAGGATTAATTGCGTTTGGTATTTCAAAAGCATTCGGTTGGCTTGCTTCATACTTTAAAGTTCCTGATAAGTATTCGTGTGTAGTTGTTATTGCTTTTGCATAATGTAGTGCTTGAAGTATTTTAGCTGCATGGTTTTCTTGCTTTGATGCTTGTTGTAGTATGTGCCAATTAGGTAGCCTATAATCATCATCAATATCTAATACATAAGGCACATTTGCATCTTTTAGCTTTCTTATTACATCGTTACCATTTACTCGTGATATAAATCGGTTTGCTATTACTAAATCAAAGCCTTGCAGGAACTCTATTGTTGCGCTGTCTATTTCATTTATTTGGTACATATCCACACTTTCCTTAAACATTTCTGCCATGCGTTTATGTGGTTGCAATAGTCGGTGATAGTCTACACCACTAATGTTAGGATAACTCGGTATGATTACAAGGATTTTCATTTGCAAATTTTTTTATTTTTTCTTTTACTGACCTTAATGCTGAATAACTTATACCAGTTATTTTACTTATTTTTCGCATTGATTTATGTTCGGCATATAATAGCACTATTCTGTTTTCAAACTCACTACATCCAAGCATAAAGTTTTCTATTTTCTTAAAGTCTAAATCGCTGTCATCAATAATTCTTTCGGATTCACTTTCCATAAATTCATCCATTGGAATCTCTTTTGAGAATAACTTACCTAACTTGCCATTGCGTGAAATAATGTTTTTAGCTACACAATAATACCAAAACTGTAAATAATTTAATGTGGGTAATCGTTCAGCAGGAATAGTTAATATCTGTTCAATTACTTCTTGGTAAATATCATCGCTATAACTTGGGTCTAACTTTCGGCAGGTATCAAGATATGCAGGGTTATTTAAAACCTCGTTTATTATTTCTATACGTTCCAATTTTTTACATAAAAAAAGCACCAATAAATTGATGCTTCAAAAATAGATTTAATTCTACTTTAAGTTTTAAACAAGTTGCTAACTATTATATGAATACCTTTTCTATACTTCTACCACTTCCATAACATTCAAAACATATACCTTCACAATAGTAATTAAATGCTTGTATTGTACCTTTGCCATTACATCTTGAGCATTCGCATCCTTGTGTAAATTGCTCACCGATATAAACTTTATTTTGGTTTAAAATTTTACCTACAAATCTTAAAATTTCGTTTTCTGATATTTTGCCTCCAACATATTTTACATATTTCTTACCAAAACCTTTTACTTCAATATTAAATTTATATAAAGAACCATCATCATTTTTATGTTTAGGATTAGTCCAAACTCTTCCTTGCTCTTGTATTGCAATTTTAAGATATCCATTATCTATGCACTTATTTATTGACCTTGTTATGCTACTTCTATTGTCAGAATCACAAGACCTATTTGCTTTATCTAAAATTTGTTTGATGTAATTTTCCATTTTATAAATGCAGTTGGTTGGATGCTGCTCCCCATTTAAAATTTAGTCTTCTATACCATCTTGGTTAAACATATGAATAAAATCTTTTGGCATTTTTTTAGCACAAGAGTTACCTATATAAAAATAACCTTGTGTTTCCCAACCATATTTCATTGCATCCTTATCTGTTTTAATTGATTTATGCATTGCCATCCAATTTGTGTTCATATGAACCATTTTAGCTTCTCCCTCTTTTAATTGTTTGCCACAACATTCGCACATATCTGCTGCCCAACCATTTTTCTCAATGTTTCTTTCTTTCATCGGACTTACGTAAAGTTCCATTTCTAAATTTGTATTTTCCATTTTTTTTAGTTGTTAATTGTTTGACAAAAGTATAATAACTTTTTTAATAAAAAAATTATTACCAATATATTTTTACAATTATTTTCTAACTAACTCATTTTTAAACAATTAAAATTTTTGTAAATTAGTTAGCAATTGGTTTTCTTTCTCTAATTCTCTGATTCTTTCCATAAATATTATTTGATTTGTTTCAAGTTCCTGCACCTTTTGGCGATAGATAATTGATTCAAAATAATACTTGCCATATTGCTGTTGGATTAAGTAAAGTGTTTTAAGGTGCTTTTCTGCGGTTATCTTTCTATCACCTATACTTTGTATCACCTTTAACTCAAAGTCTTCTATAAACGATGTTAAATGCCATAGATTAATATAATTAGGTTCTTTCTGTGTCATTAGATTTGTAAACCCACAGTATTCATCCATAATCAATCTTAACTTTTTGTAGTCGTTTGTGCGCAGTTCGTTTAACTTTTGCTGCTCTTCTTGGAATTGTTTAAGTTCGTTCATAGGTCATAAATATTTTATAAAGTTGTTCAACTGTTGAGTATTCTCTTTGCTCGTTTGTTAGGCTCATTATGTATTTGCCAAATTTTATTGCTAATTCCATTTAAAAAGGTATATTAGGTTGGTTAAAAGCATCTACTCTGCTTTGGTTATTGTCTATATTATTAAATGGAGTTGATATGTATCGCTGATATCCTTCAAATTCTTCATAGTAAGCATTCTTTATTAAGTCAAAACCAAGTGCAAACCTACCTTTTGTTCCTACAATCTTTGGTTTTGCTTTCCTAATATCTATATCCACAATATTTGATTGTATAAAGTTTCCATTATGCTCTATGTAGTTACGATGAATGCAGATTAAACTTTGTGCTTTTGCATACCAAACACTGCCTCCTTCTATTTCATCTGGTCTTGGCGCACGTGGGAATTGCTCACCCTTTTCAATTGTTGGATTTCTTGCGTGGCAAACCATTATGTTATGGATGTTATGGTATTTAGCAAATCTATTCCACTTTGGCAAAGCATACTTTAAGTATTCAGATATTAATCCGTTGCCTTTACCTTTTAAATCGTGGTCTAAATCATTCCAATTATCTATCACTGCCAAATTACAATTATAAAGTTTCTTTGCTTCTTTGACATATTCAAACCATTGTTCAAAAGATATACCTGCTTCATCGTTTCCTTCTATGACTGTAAAGTAATCTTGAATAAAAGTTTTTGCATTGTATAATTCTTTTTCGCTAATATAGTTCTTATGTGCTTTGTTCATAGACTTGCCAGTTAAGCAATGGATAAGTTCACAATATATTTCAGCAGCAGTTCCTGTTTCAGGTGAATAGATAATAGGTCGCATTTCGTAATTAACAACCATTGATATTAGTAGCTGATACATAAATTGTGACTTACCACTTGTTGGATGTCCGTACAAAATAGTAGTATTACCAAGTCTTAAGTTATAATGGTTTCTTGCACCTTCAAAACCTATAAAATGACCTGCTCTCATTCCGTTCTCGTATAAATCCATAAACTCTGAATTTACTTTCTTGTCGTTTATTTTTAAGATGTTTACCATATAATATTTTTTTCAGCTATTTTATTTTCTACTTTATTAAACTTCTTGTCATTGCTTGACCAAGTTATTAATCTCTTGTCTACTTCAAAAGTTTTTTCCAAACTCATTTTTGTTTTACCCTTATCATCTTTTTCAGACCAGTATCTATAAAATGAATTTAATATATCTTTTGAATATGTTTCTTTAAACTTTGATAACTCATCTATTAATTCTTTATCAGAACATTTTTTATAATTAAATAAAATTTTTGGTAATAAATATTCTTCTTGTTCTTCTTCTTGTTCTTCTTCTTCTTGCGATAGAGTATCCATACTCTTTACATACTCTATCAATACAGTATCCTTACAGTATCCAAACTCTTTATCTATGCAACTCTTCACCTTTGGACTTGTAGAATTATTATATTTTAACCAATTACCTATTGCAAGTTCTTTTGTAGTGCTATTGTACTTAATTTTACCTGCTTTTATAAAGTATTCAAGCAGTATAGATACTCTATCCATAGTGTATCCTAAATCATATGATATTTGTTTTTTGGTTATCTCATAAACACCACATTGTCGTGTGCGTTCATTAGTCAATAAATACAAATAAAATAACTTTTGGTCTTTTTCTAAATCTTGAATAAAGCTATCACTCCAGAATGATGTGTGGATTTTTCTAAATATTGCCATTAGTCACCTCCATAAATGAAATTTGTTTACGTAACTCTTTTGCAAATTTAATTGCAGTTTCTTTGTCTAAATAAATAGAAGTGCAGTTTTGTTGTTCATCAGAAGTTGGGTCGTAAAGCATAATATCTATTCTGCCATTTACTACTGCAACTGTTAATTGTGTAGGGTCGTTGTGTTCACCCTTAAATATTAATTCGTATGCCATAATTTATAATCGTTTAAAGCCACGATTAGGCTTTGTATAAAAAGGAAAAGCCACAAATTAGGTCGCATCTAATTGTGGCTTGTTCCTATATATTTAACTTTTGGAAAATTAAAATTAGGAGATATTGAATAGATGCGACTTATTCAACACTTGCAAATATAAAACTTTTATTCTAATTTAAAACACATAATGCTAACAATTTATTATTTTATTAAAGTCAGTAAGTATTCGGTTATATTTCTCAATTACTAACTTATCGTAGCTTAATAGGTTGTCAATTGTTTTTATGCCGTGTATTACTGTTGTATGGTCTTTGCCTAATTCAGGTAAGCAATCTTTCTTTTTAGCCATATACAACTCGCCTATTTCTTTCAAAGATAACGTGGTGTTTTCTCTAACTAACTTCATTGATACTTGCCTTGCTTCGCATTGTAGCCTATGTCTTGTTGTTGCGATTAATGTTTCTATTGGGATTCCGTATTCATCTGCACATAGCTTTACTATTATTCGTGCTAATTCATTATCGCTGTTTACTTCTTTGCTCTTGCAGAATAAACTTACTACTATACCAGTGTTTTGCTTAATTTTTCTTTCAGCCTCGAAAATTATTTTACTGATTATTTCCTGTTTTTCCATTTGTTATTTGTATTTTATTTTTAAAAATTCTAATTCTAAATCTGTCCACTTGTAAACTCTTGTTTCTTCTGCAAGTAGTTCCAAGTCTTTTACCTTTTGTTCGCCGATTCTATTTACTAATCCTTGCCTGTAATTACTTTCGTTTCCGTTTAAGTATGTGTTACACTTCCTGCATTGCTTATGTACGTTAAGTTCGTGGAATATTATACCACGATATAGTTCTGCTTTTTTATAATGTCCGCCATCCCATAACTTGGTTTCTTTGATGCCACAACTTATGCAAGGTGAATCTTTGTCCCTCATCCGTATCCACCTTTGGAATATAACCTTCACCTCGTTTACTCTTTGAGTATATGTCTTTAACTTTTGTAGCTTTACTTTTTTTTCAAGTCTTAAAATATTGCTTTTTACTGGCTTACTAAAAGCTAATTCAATTGCACATTTAGGAGAACAAACTACCTGTGTTGATTTATAAGGAGTAAACATTACCTGACAAACCTTGCACTTCTTTTGTTTAATTTCGTTCATATTTTTTAGGTTTATAACAAAGTATTAGCGCAATTCAAATGTTACGCTTTGAACTTCGCCAATACGACTGTTAGCGGTAATTTAAGACAGAGAACGTGCCAACCTTTGCCTTCTCGCCGAAAATTATAATACACATCGGCAACCAAAGCCCACGTTCTTCATCATTAAAATTTACTTCGCCATTGATAAAACGAATTTCTGCTTTTACACAAATTTCCGCCCACCATTTTGTATTGCTCCGCACAGGTATTAAACAAACTTTCGTTCCTCCTAACCTTTCAGCATCATTACAAGCCTTTTTTACCCACTTATTCAAATCTCTGCTAAATGGTGGGTTCATCCAACAATTACCTTCCCAATTCATAGCAAGTGAATTATCTTCCTTTGTCCAATAATCGGGCAGTTTGTGATTTAATGCACTTGCACAAACATCTCTTGTTAAGCCAAATTCGTTTATCAATGGCTGTACTATTTTAAGCGGAGTGCTATACTCAACGCTATTACTTTCTCCTACTACTTGTGTTCCCATATTTAAAATTTTAATTTCGTTAATAAACTACCGCTAACACCACCTATACGCAAGTTTTGTGAAAAACAAAACCTGACGTATATCTGTAACCGTTATTTAAAAGGGGTGGCAGTTAATACCACCCCCTTGTTTTTAGAATGGTAAATCAGAACTGTTGTGTGCTTTGCTTAAACTAATAGCATTGATGTTATGATACCATTTGCCATTAAACTCTCTACTGTCCACACTAAATTCTACTTCTACTTCACCACCTACTTTGTGGTTCTGCAACTGGTCTTGTTTCATCAATGTAAAACATATTAACTTTGGGTATTTAGGGTCAAGTGTTTCAATTACAAACTCTGATTTATTCCATTCTTTACCTGCTTTTGTTAAGCCTGTTACTACTTCACCTATTTGGGTGATTCTTCCTTTTACTTTGTACATATTTGTTATTTGGTTTTAAATTTTTTTGTGAAATGTCTTTCTGATTGTTCTAATAAATTTATCATTTCATATAAATTTTCTAAAGATAAATGTATAAATTCGTAATTTGTTGTGTCTATAAAAACTGATTCATCAAATTGAAAACTTAAATCTAATGGGTCTAAACCTGCATCTAAAATAGTTGCAGTAACAGAATCTTTTGTTTTAATTAACTTACCTACTTTTGGACATAATATTTTTTCTATGTTCATATTATTGGTTGTTTTAAAATTTGAATTAATGCATCTCTTTGCTCCGATGCTGCTGCTACTTCTTGAAGTATTTTTGCTTGAACTTCTAAATCTGCTTTTACTATCTTGTAGAATATCCGTACATTTAAAGGCAAATCTATTTCTATTTTATTACCATCAAAATCATAGTTTGTTGATGTAAGATACCGAACTAAATAATGATTTGTTACTGCAGGATGTCCTAATGTTTCGTTGTGTTTAGTTAATGACATCATTTGCATTTGCGCTTGATAGAAGTATGCCTTTGGTACGTTCTGAAACTCTGGCTTACTATCGTTAATCATCATCATTTTTTGCTCAAAGAATTTTTCAGTAGGGCATTTTAAATCAATACTTGCAGCCATTACACCTTCAAAATCTATTAGTGCAGCATCAGGAGTCGAACCACAGTTTTCATTAATTGGATAGTAAACCGAATCTAAATATATTGCGTTTAATCCTGTTACCTCTATAAACGATTCTAATGCTTCTAATTCGTTAATATTTCCGTGTTCGGTATGTTTACTACTAAAACTTTTTGCATAGCCTTTAACTGCCTCTATTGCTTTATCCATAATGTATGAATCCCACAAATAAATTGTGAATAGTGGATGCTGTAAACTTTCCTAATCTATCGCTACTTAACATTTAATAAATCCTCCACTTCTTTTGTCAAGTGATACTTTGCTTTTACCTTGTTGATGTCGCCACCGTTCTTTACATAGTCTAAAGCATCGTTAAATCCTTGTGTGTTTTTAGCCAGTGTAGGTTTACTGTTTGTCACGTTTTGATTGTCTGCATCTGCTTCTGTTTCATCAATTAAAAATAAACCATTAAGCGCATACTTACGAGCATAACTTGATGCAGTTCCTGTGGTTTGTTCTGCTGACATTCCTTTGTGTTCAGATGTTTCTGCATAACCACTACAACTTAATACCTCATCGCCTACTTTAATAGTGGCTGTTGACTTAATAAATACTTTTGTACCAAGTAATAC